TGTAAATACCCGAGTTTACAAGGTGGCGATATCCCTTTGCACCAATATTCTTTTCAACAAAGTTGGATACTTTACCTTTATCTCCAATGATATACCCCTCATCACCTTGAATAATATCCTCGGTTGTAAATATTGTAGACACAATACGATCTACATTAATATCACAATTGAAGAACGTATCTCCATTCATAACATAAAAAGACTCTGGAAGATCAGTCTTTAACATCCACCCTGCTGTTCCAGATGCTTCTCCCTCATTAAGAACATCATACCCATACTTTTTAAAGTAGTTCACATTTTCATTTGAACATACAAGAGTGATATCAAATCCAGAAAGAGACTCAATCACTCTTGTTAAAAATGGTTTTCCATGAATATCAATAAGTGGTTTGGGAGTATTGCCTGTAATGTCTTTCAGACGAGTTCCTTTTCCACCGACAAGTAAGAAAAGTTTAATCCCCTTTGATAACTCTGTAACTATCATCTTCAAAATGTTGTGTAGAAAATTCAATCAATTCGGTATCTTCGTATGCCTGCATTTGGTGACGGAGACCAGGATATACGTAAAATCTTTCTCCTTTATTTAAGGTAATAGTCTTTGCAAAATTAATATTATCATCATTTCCATAAGTGATCATAATGGATCCACTCTGGATATAGAATGTTTCATCTTTGATTTTGTGATAATGCCAAGAACATTTCTTTCCTGCTTCAAAAAACAATACTTTACCACAGTAAAGTTCGTTGTTGACAATCCAGTTTTCATATCCCCATCCTTTGGGATGAATATCTTGCTCTTTCTTAGGAAGTTCAATACTCTTGTTAAGAAAACTAAGGCTCAACTCCTCCATACGTCTACTCCATGTTTTACGAACTTGAATGGAACTATTCTACCAATCTTTCTCTGTTTTAGTGCGGTGATTAACTTATGCCTTTCTTCAAATTCAGTGAAGAGAATCATATGTCCTCCACCACCTGCACCAGAGATTTTAGCAGCAGTTGCTCCGTTTTTAATAGAATACTCATAAGTATCTAGTATCTCAGGAGAACCTACTTTATTACTAGTTTCTAGTTTAAATCTCCAGTATTGATTCATCAACTCGGAAATCTTTTTAACATCCCCAATCAAGAGACTTCTCTTAAACTCAATACATGCATCCTTAATCTTATGGGTTGCTGCAATCGTTTTTGAATTATCAGATGATAGATTCTCAGATGTTGCTTCAATCACTCGTTCATCCTTTCTGGGAGATCCGACATAATATAAAACAGTATTAATCTCAAGCATATTCTGTGTCTTATAGTTAAGTCTCAAGGGATTAACTACGGTTCTACCATCCTGTAAGAATTCAATAAAGTTGAATCCACCAAAAGCAGCAGAGTATTGATCCTGCTTGCCTCCAGGTAGATCACAAATCACCCTTTCAATTGTCCAGGCATCTGAAGCAATCTCATACTCATCTTTCGGTATACCATAATACTCAGTGATAGCAGCGACAAGTGCAACAACAAGGGCACTAGAACTTCCAAGTCCACTACCAGGAGGTGCTTCAACATAAGTTGTTATCTTAACTGGAGTTCTATGACTATGCATTCTCATCAAGTAAATGTATGAGTTGATTAAAAGTTTTAGAGGTCCATCCTGATAATCATTAAACTTCAGATACTTAATCGTTTCTTCAATACCAAGATCAACACTCTTAAAATACCAGTCTTCCCAAGGTTCAACTTTACAGTAAGCATATTGATCAATAGTTCCACTCAATACAATACCACCGTATTGATTCCAGTAAGGACTTAAATCAGTTCCTCCTCCAGCAAGTCCGAGTCTTAGAGGTGCTTTAGCGAATACTTTTTTCATTTTTTTAATCTATGTTTAGGTTTCCATCCTAGATCAGTATGAGCCATACATGATGTTATTTTAACATACGTAGACATTTCTTGCACTTTTTGATACTCTATTTCAATTTTTCCTCTAGTCTTACATAGATGGTTTAACACATCTCTCACTGATAGTGATTCTTCAGATCCGACAATATATGTACTTGAACGATGATGCTTTGTTGCCTTGATAATACAATCAATTACATCATCAAGATGAATCCAGTCATATGTATTCTCTGGATTACAATATATCTTCATTGGTTGATCATTCTCTAAACAATAGTAATATCGGTCAACCAGTCCATTTATACGATTTGAATCTATCTTTCCTCCATATACGTTTGATACTCTAAGAGAAATAAACTTTCCCTTACTTTCTTTTGCAAGTATTCTCCCGTAGTTTTCAATTAGTATTTTATTACTACCATGAACTGTTCTTGGTGTTGGAGCATATGTCTCGTTCAACCTAAGAGGTCCATCAAAATATCTCCAATGAAGATCACCACAAGATGATAAGAATATAATTCTTCCACTAGGATTTGCTTTGTAAAATTTTCTAAAAAGATCTAATGACGTAAGAACTTCTTTTTGAAGTAGTTCTTCCGCAGACTCCATCTTATATCTTGTATTTGAACAAGATGCCAAATGAATTAAGGTGGAGTCCTCTTCCGAGGAAAACTCCACCAGACTTACATCGTCCCTATAACTAATTTTTTGACACTCTATCTTTTTACAAAGAACAGATCCAATCAATCCACTAGATCCGGTTACGTAAATCATATTTTATAATTCTCTTTTATAATTTGTTTTACCTCATCTGAGTAATTATTGTCAAGAGGATCACCCTTGTGCAAGTTACAATGAATAAAAATCACTGGCTGATATAAACTATCATAACAATTTTTACCTAGAAGTTCTCCATCTTCAACTTTGAGATCAGTACTAATACCATTTCCCTTAGGACATACATTAACTGATCCTCCAAGATCAATCAAGTGATCTTTACAAATAGCACTGAAGAAATATTCATCAGTTACACAACTAATCTTACCGTCATATTGGTTGTTAAACCTATCATACTCATAAACTACATTCTCAAACAAAGATCTGGTTTTTTCATCATTCTTAAACATGAATACTCCACCAGCATAGTATGAATTATGTGATCTTGCACCCAATTCTTTAAGAGTGTTTACAAAAGGTCCTGCCGCAGATGGTTCTATTGCAACTCTGTAGAAATGATCAAAGGTTGGAGTCCACCAGTGTTGAGCAGATCCAATCTTTCCATCAAGACCATCAAAAATATCATCAAAATAATCGTTAATTAAGACAGTATCGCAATCCCAATAAACTCCATACTCAGATTCTAACTCAAGTGCCTTAACATACTTCTGTCTCCAATACAGATATCCAATATTAGATTTAGTTTTATCCAATTGATCTGTACAGTCTACGGTCTCTGCATGTTCATGCTTGAACAAATTATCAAAATCAAATACCTTGATCTTTGCATTGGGGTTTTTTCTAATGATTGCATCTACTCCAAGAGTAGCAGACTCTCGGAAGTTCTCTCCGCCACCAATAACCGTGTAAAATATTATATCTTTCATACCTCTTTATTGTAAACCTTCAGGAGAGACTCGCACCGATTAATGAATGTGTGATTCTCTTTCACCTCATTCATTTGAAACTTGATCAAGTCCCAATTATCCATGTTTTCTTCAGTATGTCCAAACAAATCATAAGTGTTGCTTGAATAAACAATGCCTTCGTCAAACAAATCAAACACTGCCTTTGAGTTGGATGCACCCACCTGACCGTAACTAATATTCTTAAATATTCTACAAGGAATATAACCAGTTTTTAGGTGATTACATCCTGTATCTGGGTTGTCGTCACCAAGTCCGACGCCACGAATATCAGGATTAATCCAAGACTTCTGTACTAGTTTCTTGTGATCATCCCAAGATAGAGAGTTTGACCAAGGATTATTGTGTACAAATTCCACTCCACTATCATTACATGCTTGAGCAAAAGGATTGATCTGATTGATATTAGAATCAGAGACGCTAGCAAGATAATGAACCTTTCTCTCTCTAGGAATCTTCATGTCTTCAAAGACAATATCCTCAGGCATTAAGTGAGTTGCCCAACTCATATAGACAGATTCGTATGTTTCTTCTCTCTTTCTCCACTTGGTTGCAAGTTGATTACTAGAAGCATCCTTTTGATAGTAAGAACACTTATCAAGTCTTACATAATTCTCTCTGTCAGTGACGTAAGAATAGTTTACATCATTAATCTCGGAGTTATTATATCTTACATCAACAATTCTACATCCAGAATCAACATACTTAAATGGATCAACACAACAGTGAACAAAATAAGTAGAAGTCTCTACTAAAGGAATCTTGTTTGATGCATATCCCTCAGTAAAGAAAAGACAGTTACCAAAGTCAAAGTCTTCTGGGTAATCATCATCATGAAACCAGTAGACCTCATACCCAAGTCTTTCAAATCCACGTCTAAACCCATCATGAGTATATGAATGGGTATGTGTATGCATGGGGTATCCCCAGATAATAATTTTCATCAGTATGGTGCGAAGTTAATGTCTCTTGTTTTGTTTAAGGTTCCCCCATCTGCCCTAGGACCAAATTGATCTGGATGAGTTCCTTTGTATTGTCCTATTATACCAGTATAAGTTGAATATTGATACAGTCCATCAAGTTGTGAGAACATAGCCGCATCAAAGTCGCGACTTTGCTTTGCTTGAACGTCTGGAAATCTCACTCCATCCTCAGTAAAAGTAGAAGACTTCCAGGAAACATAAGATGCATCACATTGTCCCGATGCAGGACTATCTTTCTTTACCCCAAGGGTTCTATCAGGTAATGTTCTTCCTTTATAGTTTGTATATGGTTTGAATACATCTTCCTCAGAAATTTCATATAACTCATTTGTATCAAAAGGATTGTATTGAACAACATCTGAGTGTGCATACATGACTTTTGGATTTTCACTGTACCACTGATTAAGTTTCTCAAGGTAGTCTATCCTTAAATAGTCGTCATCACAGAGAACAAAATTTACATCCGTTTTTCTGGATAGGATGAACGTGTTCCAAAACTTACACATTCTACTACCACCTTGATCACTCTTTCTCTCTGGAGTGTCTTCAGTACAGTAGTAAAAAACTCTTGAGTCGTCACCAAACATATCTTTTACTGACTCTTCACCACTACGAGTGGCAGTATCATCAACAAAACACAGTTCCCAATTCGTATAACCTTGCCTTTTGATGGATTCAAGAGCAAACCTAACCATGTTAGGACGCTCAAAGTAACACATCATAATTCCAATCTTATGTTCCATATTATACAACCAAATCAACTTGTAAATCTTCGGATTTTTCTTTAATAATCCTCTGTTGTTCCTTAATATCTATACCACTTCTCTTCATCATGAATACACCCAGATCCAAGATCTCACCTGGAATTTCTTCCGAAGAAATAGAGTCACCAATAAGCTCATACATATGTCTCAACCCATCACTATAATATGGAATAATTTTATCGTAGATACTATTAATCTTCATCATATATTCATGTGGACCAAACCAGAACCAGTCTTGATAATGACGATCTCCACCACACTGAATCGCACCATCCATCATATAAACTTTATCTGTAATAAACTTATCAAAGATAATTTCTCCATTAAACGTCAAATCAGTTCTAGCACGAATAATAAAATCATAATTCTCTAGTTCTGAGAATGACATAGATTGATTGATAGAATACCACTGACTCCTTTGACGGGTCACAATACTACGAATTACATCAGAATCCATACTAGGATCAAATAAACTATTTGTTGGAAACTGATCATATCCAAAAAATTCTTTTGGTTTGTGTGGTTCAACTTTAAGTTGTTTTGGTTTAAACTTCTCAATAAACTCCTCAAGTGGATTGTAATCTTCAGGATATCTATCCCTACTTTCCCATACAAAAGGTTTTCCTAGATATGAGTCATCCCACCACAGGTGAGCAAAGACATCAACAGCATTATAATCAAAAATATTTCTAAACTGTTCGTATGATTTATCAATATATCTGGGTTGACCAGAAAAACAAAGTGCAACTTTCATTAGAATCTAGGTAGGGTAATGTGAATAGGTAGTGGTTGACATGGAATCTCAAAGCGATCAATAATTTTTCTATGGATTGATTCACAACACCATGCACCATTTGTTTGTTTCATACAATCTCTGATGCAGTAATCAAGGAATGGAAAGGCAGACATAAACACATCCATGACTTCCGAACTACCAAAGTCAAACCAATCATTAATCATTCCGTCTGGTTGATTTTGCATTCCAGAAAAGAAGATAGCATCCTTACCAAATCCTTCATATTCAATAGCATTATGAACGATTGAATCTGTTCTCATCTTGATCACATAATCATACTTGAAGTTATTGGCATACTCATATGCCTTTTTAAGTGAGCATACCTGCATTAGTGAGTAATAATAAGAAATAATATTATTAACATCACGAACTTCAAAGTTTGGTTCGTCTGGATTATTGATAGATCCTTGCTTATATCTTTGTTGTGTTGCAAGATATTTATCTGATAGTCCAGAATCTAAGAATTTCTTACTTTTCTGAACTAAAATATCTTTTGGTTTGTAAATTCTTTTAAAGGTTTCAATAGCGTCTGCTGGAATGCGTTGATCTTTCCATCCACCAGCGCCACCATACTTATATGGTTTTGTTTGGAGGTCTTCATCAAACCACAGATGAGCAAAAACATCTACATCATAATCACCTATGACATTATCAAAAACATTTTCTGATGCCTGTTCAATAAATCTGGGTTGACCAGAAAAACATAATGCAATCTTCATAGATATTCTCTCAAGTTATCATTATTTCTTGGAATATTTATTGATCCACAAGAAGGGTATGCATTACTTTTTGCAAAGTCATTTACAACGACTCTGTTGCAGTGAGGAAGTCCCATAATCAGTTGATCATAAGGCATACCATGCCTCTCCATTTCTTTTACAGTCGTCTCTCTCAAAATCTCAGGTCTACTTGTAGTGAGAATGATATAGATTTTACCCTCTTGATGAAGACCTCTTAGATATTCAATGTTATCAGTCAGTGGTTCACCACTACCAACATAAGGTGGGAACTGAATAGAAGAATTAGTTACTAGTGTTCCATCAATATCAAGGAACAGAGTCTTATACTGCTTCTTATATTGATTCCACACATCAAGAGTTCCCCAGTCCTTGTAGTTAGACACTGATGTCCCATAGAACTTTGCTCCCGAGAGAATCATATCATAGATTACATTGCTGATATAACATTCTCCCTCCATGTCACTGAGTTTTTCATACGACTTACAAAACTCTTGAGCATCAGCAAATCCATATCCACCACAAGAAAATGTAGAACTGATTACATTCTTCTCAACAATATTTGTGATGATACCATTCCCATCTAACTGAATATAACTCTTATTCCTTGCATTGATATTATCTTCAGTATTCAAATCAAAGAATGTCACTTGGTTGTTGGTACTATCAAGTTTACACTCATAGTAATTATCAGAGTCTTTTATAAAAACAAAACCCTCAATATCTTCACCTTGAATGACCTGATATACAGTGTCAGACTGAGAAGAAGTCTGTTCATTTAGATAAGCGATATTAGATTTTTCGCGAATGCCGATCTCATCCAGTTCTCTCACAAGACCAGCACTAAATTGATACTTATCCTCATGCTCCTGGAGAACTACAAAGTAAATCTTATCAAAAAAATCTAGGTTAAGACCAGAGATAGATTCATTCACCATAAACCTATTCTTCTTTGGATGGGTAAGCATCCATTTAGGTCTCATGTTAGGAAATCTAGACGACTTTCCCGCCATAGGAACTATTAAAGTCTTCATATAGATCTGTTTTTGTTACTAGTGTTTTCAGTATAGAACTATGTCTACTATCAGTCAAGTATGGTTCAATTCTAAGTAAAGTTAATGCATCAATAATCTTAAATGCTTTTGTATTTAAATGGTCATTATATTTCTCTTCCATTTTTTTCCACACATGAGAAAATATTTGATGTATTCTCAGATTGTTGATTCTTTGTATTTCTAAATTCCAACAATAAAACAAATCTTGCTTTAATTTTGCAAGGTCAACCAAGTAACTATCAATAAAAGAGTCTAGAAAATCTATAAAGTAAAGTCTTTTGGGGTGAAAAATTATGTTCGCAAATGTTAAGTCTCCGTGACAAAAACTATGAGGAACTTTTAAGTCTCCAGTTTGCGTTTTTATGTAAGACATAAACTCAGAGTCCTTCATACTATCAAGTTTATTATCAAATATTTTTTTGGCAACATCACTATGATAGATTCTTGAGTTATCAATTAGGAAATCAAAATAACCATACAAAGAATTAACTATACACTCTACTTCTTTTACTCCAACATTTAAAAAATACTCATCAAAAGAAAACCCAGAGACATACTCCATATCAAATGAATGTATAACATCATATTGAACATCGTATACTCTGGGAGAATCTATATTTGGTAATACAAAATGTGAGAAAAGAGACTGCTTCTTTATTTGAAAGAGCAGTCTCTTATTATATTCTTCAGAGGAAGAATACTTTCTCAAGATATTATCGTTGAGTAAGTCTATTTTGCATCCAGATAGACCACTCTTCAAGTTAGTCATGTTTGATATTTTGAATTATCTTTTGCCAAATGAACAATAACAGGATCAAACTCACAATAACCAGCGAAGACCTCGGGGTATGCATATTGAGGTCCAAGAGTATTAACTTCAGATTTATTTTCAATGAAAAATTTATTCATCTGACTTTCATCGTGCCAAACAGCAATAACTTGCCGACCTTCATCCTCTACAGTTCTGCGATGAAGTTCCTTCATCATATCAATCACGAAAGGCACCTTACCGCCCCATAGACACCCCTGCCAGTACGTTGAGATGTCATCATCTTCAGAGATTGCTGCACATGATCTAGGGTCTGTTTCAAAGGCACCTGGATACTTTGTGTGAGGATTCATCTTCAAGAAGTGACATGGATGATGAACACCAATGAACTTCTTATCTGTGAACAATTCTTCCTCGCTTACGGTATCAACGATACGCATATCAGCATCAAGGAATAAAACGTAATCAAAATTGCTAAGTGCTTCACTTGCCTTCAAGATTGTACCAAATCGGTACAAAGTAATGTAAGGCCAAGGAAGATGTTCCTGACTAAATGCATGAATGTTATTAGGCAAACCCTCAATTTCACCATCAGTGAAAGCAAAGTATGTTTTATCTGTATTTGGTGCTAGATATTTCTCACATGATTCATACCATGTTGGAAGAAAGTTAAGATACTTACTTGTACCGATAAAAATTACAGCTAATTTCATTTTACAAAAGTCAAAGAGAGAACATTAAGAAAAGGGAATCCATTTACTTTGAACAAATCTTTACTAGGATTAGTCCATTCACCTACAAGAGAGAGACCTTGTACATTTGCTGCATCAATAAAAGTTTGAGGACTTACAAACTCTCCATCCTCGCGATCAACTTGACAGTCAGAAGAAATAATGAAATGACCACCTGGTTTGAGACAACGATTTACCTCACGAAATACATTATTCAATACAGTTTCTCCATCAGGACAGACTCCGGTTCCACCACAAAAATGAGTAATGGAACAAAGATCAGTAAAGACATCAATACTTTCATCTTCAACTGTAGGGAACCAATCCCAAACATTTGAGTTGACCATAGTTACATTACTATCCTCACAGTCATGATCAAGGCGTCCACCAGTCTGAGGACAATCAACTCCGGTCACTTCATTTCCCCAAGAGTCAATAACATGAGGGACGCACCCACGAGCGCATCCAAGGTCAACAACTTTTACACCGTTCTCTGGGTAAAGTTCTTTGAATCTATCTAAGACACCCACCCACTTGATAAGGGCATCTGATTTCCACCACAGATCTTCATGGGGAAACTTTGTTGGATAGTCGTTATCATCTCTCACCATTCTAGCATGGCGAAGATCTTCTTCTGTATAAAGCGTATTTACAATAGTCATTGGTAGATAAAAAATTCAGGCAGTTGATTATAGAGTTCGGTTGCTTCCTTCAAAATATCTGTAAACTGATCTCTCAAGTTATCTTGGATAAGATCAATCTTTGAATTTCTTTCTTTCTTCTTATACTGAGAGGGAGTACTTTCTTGACCAAGAAAATCTACAAAGATCTCCTTGGCATAGTTCCACTGAACATCTGACTTAACACAAAGCACTGGATATTTTGTTTTGCCCTGTGTCCAATTGTATATATGTTCATAGGTCATGAACCAATCTTGACCACCATTTACATACTCTTCAATGGTATAGTTCTTCTTGAACTCTGGTTTGACTCTGTAGATCTCTTTAGATTCTGGATGCAATTCTACATTATCAGTTCTAGTTGGATGAAGTGGTAGACCCTTGTTTTGAATATGAGTCTTGACCATATCTCTACGAAAGATAGAGATAATAGACTGTACCGGATCTCCAACTACAAAGATTGCATTCTCAATCTCAGAGTAAACAGGAGGATACATGGTGTGCTTGCAACGACCAAAATTAATTCCCTCATGGAAATGGTCGTAGTTACTTTCAACATCAAGTTCATTGATAATTTTAAACAACTGACTTGATGCACATCCACCAATACTATTCAATACTGTAACTTCACTCATTATACAATCTCCCAATGATCTGGATAAACGTCTTTGGTGTTCTTATCTTTCAATGCTGGTCCAAACCAATTCTTTGGAGCAACAACTGTTCCTTTACCAGACAACCAAGCACCCCACCAAGAGAATGTGGAGTTAGCAATGATAAAGTCTGTACACATACTCATCAAACAGAGATCAATATAACCACTTGTATTCTCTGAGACTAGGAACCTTTCATCTGAAAATAGTTCTTGCTCTTTGCACCAGTTTGGATCATCCGAAAACACAATAACTTTAGCATCTTTGTCAAAGTTAGACAAGGCATTTTCATAATAGTTAAGATCTAGATTATTATGGTTTGCGCCATTGATCAAGTAATCTGTTCTGCGGATATGTAAAGCAATATATTTTTCATCCCCAATCATCTCAATACAAGGTTCTAAGATTTCTTTCTTGAACTGAAAATCTTGGCGAATTCCTTTCTCTACATGCTTAAAGTACTTCTCTGTCTGAAAGAATCCATAAAGACTTACCCAATCAGGACAATTATAAAAGAGATCTTCATCAAATTCAAATCCTCTTTCTTGTTTATATGGTCGTCTCTCATCAATGATCTGAATACTCAAACCATTGAGTGTCTCCATTGTAAAACAATCAAAGAGTTCTGTCCTAAGCATGTTTCCGATACCATCATCAACTGCTTCTTTATGGTATGGTAAGCAAATATTATATCCATGATATGTAGAAATACCTCGTAGAGCTGCATACTGAAACATTTGATTACCCAAACGCCCAAGTCTTCCTAGGTGATTAAATCCAATCATTATTATACAGGGTGATGAAATAGATGTGTTTGCTTATATGATTCAACGACTCTCATAATATGATCAATCATGTCATCGGTAATTACTGGAGAACATCCAACAAAGAATACATTATCCAAGACCTTTGATGCATTGGGGTAATTTGATGGATCGTCATACCCCTTATATGCAGGATGCATCAACACATTACCTGCAAAATAGTTTCTGGTTTGAATACCATTTTTCTCTAGATGATTGACGAGAGTTTGTTTATGTATGGATGCTGGACCATCTTCACAAACAATTGGAACCCCAAACCATGAAGTCTCTGCTTCTTGACGTTCCCCAATGACTCTAACACCAGGAATACTCTCAAAAATACGTGAAATTTTATCCTTGTTTTGTCGTCTCATAGTGTGTATTTCCTCAAATTTTTTAAGTTGAACTGAACCAATTGCACCCTGAAGATCTGCTGGTTTTAAATTATATCCTTGAACACCAAAGACATACTTATGATCAACATCTTTGTCATATCCATCCAACCAGCGACTAAATCTCTTACCACAAACACCATTAGAAAGTTTGTTTTGTGATCCAACACAGTAACATGACCTTCCCCACCAAGCATAACTACGTGCCAGAGCAACAATTTCTGGATTGTTAGATGATACCATGCCACCCTCAATGGTGCATAAGTGATGTGCAGCATAGAAAGAACATGATGCTGCAACAGCATGGAAGGTTAGATATTCATTGTTCCACTTACTGCCAAGACTATCGCAATTATCAGCAATATACTCAATACTATACTTGTCCCGAATATCCAGGAACCGATCAATATTATATGCATTTCCAAGCACAGGTGATGAAAATACAGCAACTGTCTTGTCGGTAATCTTTGACTCCAGTTGATCCAGATCCCAGTTAAGATCACTATAATCAATATCAACAAAGACTGGTTTCAATCCATTCTGAATAATAGGATTGATTGTGGTGGGAAATCCACAAGCACAGACAATAATTTCTTCACCATCTTCCCACCCAAAGTATTCCTTAAGGGCAGCAATCATTACAAGGTTTGCTGATGAACCAGAGTTCACCATTACTGATTGTTCAAATCCAAACTTCTTAGAGAACTCCCTTTCAAACTTATTGACAGACTCTCCAGCAGATAACCACTTACCCGAGAGCATAGAAGTAATAGCAGCAGAAACCTCTTCATTTCCCCAATAAGGTCCTGAATAATAGATAGGATTTCCACTCTTCCAATCTTTATTCGCTAGATATGGGAAAAGATTCTCACCATCATCCTGGAGAGAATCAATAAAACTATTAACCTTTTCAGTTATTGACATAGATCTTTAATAATTAATTCAAGAGAGTATTGTGGTTTGAAACCTAGGGAGTGAAGTTTATCTACATTCATCCAAAAGTCTTTGTTCTGAACTTCTTTATGGAAGTTTGGGGGATCAATATAATTGATCTGAGATGAAGATCCAATCTGATTTTTAGACATCTTCATTATATCACATATCTTAGTCGGAACGCCAGAACCAATGTTATATATTTCATTAAGTTCTCCCTTCTCACAAACAAAGTTTATTGCCCTACAAATGTCTTTAACATGCATCACATCACGAATTGGAGTTCCATTATCATAAAGTGATATATCATTGCCATTCTTAATTTGATTAATCATCCAAGTGAGTGCATTCTTTTTCTTTGATACTCCTCTGTCACCAGGGCCCAGAACATTACACAACCTGAGAATTCTATAATTTAATCCATAAGTTTTACAGAAAGATATCAACAAATCTTCTGCACACTTTTTTGTAATTGAATAAAATCCAGTTGGATTACATAAGTCAGTTTCTTTTGCAGGTAGATTGTCAGTAATACCATACACAAACCATGAACTTACAAAGTTTATAGTTGTATTTTTATTCTCTCTACACTTACCCAAAACCTCACATAAGACTTCAAGATTTGTTTTTACATCTAGTGTGATGTCATCATATACATGATAGTTGTGGACTGTAGAAATAAAATAAAGAAGGTCATCACTCTTGGGAGTTCTTTCCTCCCTTTGAATTAAGTGATGTCCTGGATATAAACTATTATAATTACTTCCTACAAATCCGGTTGATCCGTAAATAGAAAGATTCATCTCACAAATTAGTACTCAATGCAATTTGTTTTGATTTTAGTATTTCTCCTTCAATCCACTTATAGGTTTTACTGATACCATCTTCAAGAGTTTGCTCATAATCCCATCCAAGTTTTTCGCGAATAAGATTATTATTAGAGTTACGACCACGTACACCAAGAGGTGCATCAAGTTTATGCATTCTCTTTACAACCTTTCCAGACACTTTAGACACAGTATCTACAAGTTCATTGATAGTAACCATTTCTTCAGAACCAATGTTTACAGGACCCATAAAGTCAGAATTCATTAGACGACGAGTTGCCTCAATACAATCATCAATGAACAAGAAAGAGCGAGTTTGTTCACCGTCTCCCCATACCTCAATAGCACCACCAACATCGGGAAGATGAACTACTTTACGACAGATTGCTGCTGGTGCCTTCTCTCTTCCACCGTCCCAGGTCCCTTCAGGTCCGAAAATGTTGTGATACCTAGCAACCCGAACAGGGATACCATGATTACGATTATATGTAAGGTAGAGACGCTCACTGAAGAGTTTTTCCCATCCATACTCAGAGTCTGGTGCTGCTGGATATGCTGATTCTTCACGGCAATCGGGATTATCAGGATCAAGTTGGTTATGCTCTGGATACATACATGCTGATCCAGAATAAAAGATTTTAGTTTTGTTTACATCTTTATCAAGATTAAGAAGATGTTGCTCTTCAAGCACATTTAGATTGATAGACACTGAGTTGTGCATGATATCTGCATCATTCTCACCAGTGAATACGAATCCAGCACCACCCATATCAGCAGCAAACTGATAAATCTCATCAAAGGGCGAGAGAAACTTATCCACGATATGTGCATAGAACCCCCCGTTGACACCAGTGGTGCGAATACAACGACGGACAAAACTTCTATCCCTCAAGTCACCTTGAATGAATTCGTTTGCTTCAGTATCAGAATACTCTGGTCTCTTTAGGTCAACACCACGAACCCAATAACCCTCAGACTTGAGACGTTTTACCATGTGACTTCCAATGAACCCACCAGCACCAAGAACAAGTGCAGTCTTTTTATATTCAGTCATAATAAATTTTATCTAAAAATGTTTCGGTTTTGTTTATACCAATGAATTGTTTTATACAATCCTGTACTCAATGAGTATCTAGGAGACCAATCAAGTTCGGTTTTTATCTTGGTAATATCAGTAGAGTATCTTTTGTCATGTCCCGGTCTATCAGTAACATACTCATACATACTTCTCTTTTCCAAGATTATTAAGATTTCTTTTATCAAATCAATGTTAGAGATCTCAGACTGCCCACCAATATTATACTTCTCTCCAACTTTACCTCTTTTCCATACTTCTGTCAATGCCTCACAGTGATCTTGTACATACAACCAATCCCTTATTTGCATACCATCCCCATAGATGGGAACTTTCTCTCCATTCATAACATTGAGAATTGCCTTTGGAATTAATTTCTCAATGTATTGTCTAGGTCCATAGTTATTGGAACAATTGGTAATGGTTACGGGCAACCCATATGTATTGTGATATGCCATTACAAAATGATCACTAGATGCTTTAGATGCCGAGTATGGATTTCTAGGATCATATGGAGTTGTCTCTGTAAAAGATCCCTCAGGAATACTACCAAAAACCTCATCTGTAGAAATATGCATAAACCGTTCTACATCATATTTTCTGGATGCCTCTAGAAGATTAACTGTTCCAACAATATTAGATTGTATAAATGGAAAACAATTATCAATAGAATTATCTACATGACTTTCTGCTGCTAAATGAAAAACTGTAGAAGGTTGATGTTTTCTAAACACCTGTCTTACATCATCATAGTTGGAAATATCTACAACTTCAATAGGTATATTTAAGTGATCAATAAAATGAAAGTTGGATGCATAACCCATTTTATCTAAACAAACTATTCTCTCATCTACCGAGGAGACCAAATGATGAAGAAGATTGCTTCCTATAAATCCTGCTCCACCCGTAACTAATATTGTCATCTCTCTTCATTCTTAACTGAATATTTTTCTAAAATCTCTGGAGAGTATTGTTTAATATCAGTGATACCCTTTTCATCTCTCTTTAATTTCTCCAATTTATAAACTCTTTCACGAAGTTCAGATGTAGAGAACTGATGTCTGCGAAGATGATAGTAAATCTCAATATCATTATCAATGCAATATTGCTTTCCAGTAAATTCAATGTTCTTATATTCCTCACTCAAGAACCTAACATGAAAAGTTTGTGTCTTGATTAAATTGAGAAGATCTGACTCAGTATCGTATAGGAGAATCTCATCCACATATTTACATCCCTGAACCTGAACATATCGTTCATAGATTGATTGGGATGGTTTATTCTTTAGTCCAGGTCTGTCTATTGTCGGATCTACTTGCAGCGCAACCTTTAAGTAGTCGCACATTTCTTTCTCCATCTTGAGCATGGTCACATGCCCAGCATGAAATAAATCAAAACAACTACAATTAAAACCAATCTTCATCTTAATTATTTTAAATATGATACCATTCTACAAAAAAAGAGGAGTTTATGCAACCCCCCATCTCTTTATTATTACACAGGACACGCCATGCTATTTTGACTGAATAACAAAACAGGCGGGGTTAACCCCATCCGCACCAACAATTTTTTAAAAGAAATTGTAAACTCTCGGGATTGAAGGAGATCCTTCACCAACCAGGATAATTTACAGTCTATCCAAAACTCAGATAGGAATGTTTTGACCTTTCTTAAGGAAGGAGATCAATTCTTCCAGTCTTGCTCCTACACCAGAATCTGATGTACCAGATGAACATGGAGTATGTGATCTTGCCTCCAGTGCAGCAAGTCTCTTTTCAATCTCTTCAAATTTTTTCTCACATTCTTTATCAAATGCAGACTTATATGTAGATGGTGGAGTAGATGGTGGAGTAGAGGTTGGATTTGATGATGTTCTTCTAGTTGCCATAATTACAATACTTGACTATTCATTATTTATAATTATACCTTCTTCATATAAAAGAATGTATAATCTAGTTTAAAGATGATACCGTGTCTCTAACATAACAAGGAACACCATCTGGATCTAACCATTTAGTATACTCTGGATCATCAAGTGCAGTCAACAATTGCATTTGATTATCAAGAAGATACATATCATTGTACCTCTTAGTCCAACTGTTTGCTTTTTGAATACGATAGTCTGGCATACCATTAATCTCTAATGTGCCACACTCAACATAACGATAAGGAAAACGCTCAAGAAGAACTTTCATTGAGTAACCTCAACTACTTCAAGATCTGCAACCAACCAGTCAATTAGAATTTCATAATCGTCTAGAGGATCGCCAGAAAAAGTAACACCATTGTTCTCGTAAAATTTACGAACCTTCTTGTAAAGTTTTGGATTCTTTACATCAAGGAAAAAATCACCATTTGCGGCACCACGAAGGGTTTGAACGTCTTTTTTAAACTTGGAAAGAAGAGTCATTGTCTTGCTTGTTTACCCAGTAATAATAGGTTATATTCTCTTAATAGTCAAGAGGGACAGATAAGTTTCTGTCCAATGCTTCCTGTGAGGATCGAACTCACCTTAGGCAAATTATGAGTTTGCTGCATTCACCAGATTGCTAAGGAAGCGATAGGACTGCTGGGATTTGAACCCAGGTCACACCGTTATAAGCAGTGGGCCTT